GTCGTTGGTTCGCTCATGTTTCTTCCTGGTATTGTTGTTTGGTCAGTTCCTCGATTTGATCGAGTAAATCGCTGTCGTTGCGGTGAATCTTGCGGAGGATGCCGAGCACGAGGTCACGCGCTCCATTGTCGTAGGCGGTCTGCCGGTCGCTCGCCATCGTGAAGGCGGATGATGTGATGCAGGCTGATTTACACAAGTCAGCCAGCACGATGCGCCCCTCGTCGGTGGAGAAGGCGGCGCGGTAGGCGTGACGGAGTGAGAGGGCTTCCCTTGGCTTCCTGGTGGCATCCATGCGTCAGACGATGCCTCCCGCTTCCTGTGCCTGCGCGACATTCAGCAACGCCTTGCTCACCGGCTCGGCAGCTCCCGCCATCTGCGCCATCTGCTCCTTCTCGGCGCGGCCTGTTTCGATGGCCTCCATTTCTTCGGGGCTGTTGAGGATGCGCTGGGTGATGTGCTGCTTCTCAGCCAGCACGGCGGCGAACCGCTTGATGTTCACGGCATCGAACACAGTCGGGTCCACCTGCGCCAGCGGGATGAGCTGCTGCATGTATTGGATGAGTCCGTTGACCTCACTGGCACTCTGCGCCTTAGCGGAAGCGGAGACATAGACCACGCGGAGATTCTTTCCCTCCAGCGCGGCGGGCGGATCGGGAATCATTCCCGCCTTGTCGAGCAGCAGGTAGCTGCGCTGGATCATCGGCACCAGCAGCTCGGTCTGGAGGCGTCCCAGCAGCGGGGCCATCTTCTTCAACTTTCGCATGGACAGCTCGCGGATCTCCTCGGCGGTCTGTCGCTCCACCTTGGGGAACCACTCCAGCCAGTCGGTGTAGAAGGCTTTGCGGATTTCCAACCGCTCGGCCTCCATCATCTCCAGCGACACCGGGAAGTTGCCCTTGTGCTCGATGGTTTTCAGGTCGAACCCGTTCGGGAAGTTCGAGACGTCATAATGGTTCACCGCGCCGGGGAAATCCTTGTAGGGCAGGCGCACGCCCTCGGTGGGCAGCCAGAGCGTCGGGTCCACCGACTTCTGCGCGGCCCGCAGCGTGGTGAGTTTCATCCGGTTGAGCATCTTGATGCCAGGCAGGCAGTTGATGCCAGGGCCACGCCCGTAGGTTTCGTCCGCGACCTTGTTCCATCGGGGGCAGTGGTAGGGGAACGAGGTGTAGCCGCCCTCCTCCAGCAGCACGCACTTCTCCTTGAGCACCCAACACGAGGCGAAGGCCATATTCTTCCCGTCCTTGCGCCCGTAGATGCGCTCCTTGTCGGCGCGAGGCTGGACGAGGTGGATGACGCAGAACATCCGCTCCGGTTGCTTCTTGTCCTCCTCGATGCGGTCCCATGTCGCATCTGGCCACTTCTGGAGAATCTGCCGCAGGGTCATCTTCTCCTCCCGCGCCAGCGTGTCCACCACGCCGTTCTTGTTCATGCGGAAGAAGCAGCAGGCCAGGGGGCGGGCCTGAAAGAGCAACTGCCACTCGTCATCGTTCCACTCCTGCGAGATGACGCAGTTTCCAAAGGCGGTGATGTCCTGAATCGCCTCGTGGCCGGATGATGTAAGCTGGCTGCGTTCGTCCGCGTAGGACTGCGCGATCATGTCCGCCACGTAATCCGTCCACTCCCGCACTTCCGGGAGGCGGTTGATTTCCAAGTCGCCCGCGACCGCGATGCCAAAGGTGCGCTCCACGGGCGAGAACAATTCCGTCCAGACCTCGCCGGCAAGGTCGGTGTTGGCCTGCATGGCCGCGCCGTCGTACATGCGCTCCGTGCGGACATCGCCGGGGGAATTCGAGCCATTGAAGTCCACCGTGTTCGGGCGCACGTACTGCCGGATGTCGCGCCACGCAGACTCGTAGGTGGACCGCTCGGACTTCATCCTCTCAAAGTCCATGATGACCGACTTGGCGGATGGATCGTTGGTCATCATTGTCCGAGTAGTGACTTCAGCAGCGATGAACCAGAAGCGGCAGGCCGGTCGCTGCCAGCGCTGGCGTAGCCGCCAAGGATGGAGGAAGTGAAGCCGCGAGCGCGACGCTGGCGCATGTTGATTTCGCTCTTGGCGAAGTTCTCAGCCGCCTGCGAGGGCGCGGGAGGCTTCGGCGGCGGCGGGGCTTTGGGTGGTTTTTGGCCTGACATGAGAGATCAGTTTGTCGCGTGGAACGAAGCGGAGGCGCGAGTGTTTATACCAGCCGAAGTAGGGCAGCGGAAACGGCTCGCAAGCAATGAATTGCCGGATCGATTCGGGCGACGCGGACGCTGCCGCATAGATAAACCAACAGTCTGCGGCTTCTCGACTGAAAACGTGACTTGGATCGTCGATCTGCTCATAAGGCGCATCTTTTCGGACTGGCCTAGCCAGAAGAAACACGTTCGGCGTGCTAATTGCAACACCATCTTGCAGGTGGTGCCAGAGGGCGGTGTTGAAATCCAGCCAGCGCGGCTCGGAGTCCCACTTCGCACGAGCCATGTCGATTGCCCTAGCACCACGCGTAGTGCTCATCGGTGGTTTTGTCTGGCAGCTTCTCCTCCCACATGGATTCCTTCCTCGCCTTCACGTTCCACGCCATGATGCGGAAGGCGTCACACAAATGGCTCGACCAATCCCTCAACGGCGACTCCTTGAACATCGGCTTCAGGTCCTCGTCGCCCGTGTATCCGAGCTTGGCCGGGGCTTCCTCCTTGCGGTAGGAGCGCAGGGCTTCAATCAGCCGCTCACACTTGCGCTCATCGAAGTAGCATTGGCTCAGGATGTTTCTCACCTGCTCGATGCCGTCCTCGATGCCGTGCTTGAACGTGACAGTTGCCTTGAGGCCGAGGGCGCGGAGGGTTTCGAGGCGGGTCTTGCCATCGTTGATGGAGTGAACCGTCACGTCATGCGGAAGGTAGTGCTTCCCGTACATGTAGTCCTTCTGCTGAAGCACCTTGACGTAGTGGCGCAGGGACTCGCCGCTGTTCTCGTAGAAGTCGATGACGCGGATCTCGCGCCCGTGCTGCTGGGTGAAGATGATGGTGGTGGAGTCGTCGTAGCCCAAGTCCCATGAAGTGTCCACGAATAGCTTGGGGTCGTGCGGCACGTTCTTGATGCGTCCATCGACCAACACCTTCGCCATCTCGGCGGCGTAGTAGGCACCTTGCAGCGGGGCGTCGGCGTTGTTGTAGAACTCCTGGAGGATAAGGGCTTCTGGCCGCCCCGCCTTGCGCTCCTTCTCGATGTCATCCGGCGACACCACCGGCCTGCCGTCCTCGCGCTTCGTGTCCTCGACGGTCTGGTTGCAGAAGAACCAATCCTTGTCGCCCTCCTCCTGCAACTTCTTCGCCGTGCGGGCGAGACGGAAGGCGTGGTTCTTGCCGCGCAGGGTGGTGATGAAGATGGCCCAGCCCTGATTCTCGCGGAGGATGGGGCTGATGTAGTCGAAGGCGCGGGGGTCTTGGAGCGCATACTCCGACAGCACCACGCCCACGGGATTCGTGCCAACCAGCCGATCCACCTCATCGCTGCCTACCACTTGGTAAATGGAACCGTTCTTGAAATGCACCCGCATGTCGTTTGTGTGCATCGACTCGACAAGCTGCGGATGGAAGTAGTCAAGGAACTTGCGCCCGTCGAAGTCCACGCCGTTCCACACGATGTTCCGGCCCTGCCGGTAGGTGGGGAGAACATGCCAGTATGTGCCCACGCGCTCCATCGCCTTCACGGAGCACAGGTTCACGGCGAGAAGGTCTTTACCCCAGCGACGGTGGGCAATGGCGACGGCACGCTTGTTGCGGGGGTTGCCCTCGAAGAAAGACCACAAGGGCACTTGATAAAGTCTCGGTGTCCAGCTGTGGGGCAGGTCGATGGTCATTCCTTCTTGACCTCCTCAGCCAGCAATGGCGGCACATCGACGGTGATGGTTTCGCGGGGCTGCGAGTTCTGCCCGAACTGCTTCACTGTGACCTCGATCCTCAAGTCCTTCTGTTCCCGGTGCTCAGAGGACTTGAGCGACGGATACATGAACGGGGTGAGCTTGCAGAGGATTTCCGCCTTGCGCCCCGCGCCCATGATGAGCCGCTTCTTGCCGTCGATCATCCTTGGCTCGTAACCCTTGTCCAACAGTGCCGTAACCCATGTCGGATCGTCGGGCCAAGGCAGGGACTCCTTGACCATCTTCAGGAGTTCGTCCACGGGATCTACGCCGTGGCGGATGACGAGTTCCCGGATGGTCAGTTCGGGGTCGCCAATGTGAAGCTGTTTCTTGCGGCCCATGTCGTTGTGGGCGCAAGTTATCCAACCTTTAACAGTAACGCAAGGACTACCGAGCGGCTTGCCTTATCGCGTAGTCGAGCATCTTTACCTCCACCGCTTCGCTTCCTCCTCGCAGCAATCTGGATGAAATGCGCGAGTCCATGTCTGCCAGTTCCTCAAGGCTTTGATTTGCAGTGATCATCGTCCATTTCTTTTCAGACCTTGAGGCGAGAACGGTGTCCAGCTTGTCCAGTCCCATTCCGCTCTTGTCCCGCTTTGCCCCAATGTCATCCAGAACAACGAACCAATCATCACAGAGATCGACCGTGCGTGAAAAGTCTCCGCGCAGACATTCTTCCATG